CATTTTGGCTATGGCTGTCACCTTTTTCCCACCATCTTTTATATACAGGATTACCGATTATTTCATTCAGTACCCATGTTCCACACTCTCTTGCCCATTTGTTTGGAATACGCATACATGGAAAACTGAACCACATATCTTCTCTTTTTACAGCACCTTTCTTATGTGCTATATCACCGTCATAGAATGAAGTACTGAATCCACATACAAGTCCGTTATCATACCACTCTGTGCGCTCTTTAAAGTCCTTACATATGAGCACATCATCTTGTATATGCCAAGTGCCGCCGTCATCGTCAGGAACACTCTGGAAAGCATGCATACAAGCTCTAAGGTTACCTTCCCATTTATCATCGTTGTATACCTGTATGTCCTCTTCTTTAATGCCTTGTTTAAGCATTGACGGTATTAAATGATTATTCACATACCACATTCTTTTAGGGTATGCATGTATTAAGTATTTTGCCATGTTATCGCCTGTTTATCTCGGATTGACTTCCTTCTCTTAAATAGTTGTAATAATACATAGGCATATCCCAATCCACAACCTTAAGGTGTTTACTGAACATGAGTGCGTGGAATGTAACATCGCTTTTTGAACGTACATTTGGAAACCTGCAATCTCCAATACAACTTCTCCTCCAACACTTATTCCAAACAGCTATCCAATGGTCTCTGTCATCTCTCAAAGGTTTAGCATACATCCAATGTTTGAATATAAAGCTGAAACAAAGTATGTCAGCGCCTGTTTCTCGTAACTTTTCATCAAGTTGTTGTAATACATATTCATGTAACCACCAATCATCATCGTCCATGAACAGTAAATACTCACCCTCGGCTTCTTCTATGCCTTTATTGCGTGTAGGACCATCACAATGATATGACACTTTAAATGTTTTAGCACCATATTCTTTTGCTATGGCCTCTGTATTATCATCACAACTATCACACACGACTATCAATTCATAATCTTTAAATGTTTGTTGCTTGATACTGTCAAGTGCTTTTCTGATATGTTTTTCGGCATTATAGGCGGGGATAATAATACTGAATCTCATCTTACCACCCCCTCTTGTGTGTCATGCTCCCAGGTCTAAGATAATCGTAATAATATAAAGGCATGTTCCATTCTACGATTTTAGGATTCTTAGCAAGCGCTTTATCTTGATATTCTACATCGCCCATGTAAACGTCTTTGCCAATACACTTTATATCATTAATATCTATACCCTGTATAAGTTCTCTTTTCCATACTTTATCCCAAAATGCCGGCAAGTACTGTCCGCCTTCTGGATTGATATATTTATACCCTTTATAGATAAAGGCAAAATACAAAAGGTCTGGATTCTCTTCTCTTAACTTCCTGTCTATTGCTTCAAAAGCAAATTCATGTAACCACCAATCGTCATCATCTGTAAATAAAATATAGTCGCCTTGTGCTATGTCTATAGCATCTTTTCTGGCAAGTGTAGGATTGTGATAATTAACTTCCAACACTTTATCTGTATATTCACGTGCTACTTCGATTGTGTTATCTGTACAAGAATCACACACAACAATTAATTCGAAGTTCTGTAATGTTTGATTCTTGATACTATCTAAAGTTTTTCTTATACGGTTCCCCGCATTATATGCCGGAATAATTACGGTAAATCTTAAAGTAGACTGTTGCACAATATCAGTATTTATACACCAATATGATTTTGCCTGCTCTGTTGTACGTTTAAGATTTGATGAAAAACTGCCATCTCTTAAAAAGTCATAATAGTAAAGTGGCATATCCCAGATATCCAACTTGATATCCTTTGTCATCATTTTATTATGAAATCCAGCATCACTATCTGGTTTAATACCCGGAAAACGTGTAGAACATATAGCAGTCTTTTTCCAACACTTATTTGTACAATGCGGGAATAACATTTTATTTCTACCACTAATAGCACCAACTATTCCTATGTGTCTCCACACCATATCAAAACAAATAACATCTGCGTCAGTACTATTTATTCTATCTACAAGTAATTCAAATACATACTCGTGAACCCAATAATCATCAGAATCTATAAATAATATCCATTCTCCCGAACAATTATCAAGCCCTACATTTCTAGCAAGACCATCATTATGTACATCAGCAGTAAATACTTTTACTCCATAACTTTCAGCAATTTCTACCGTACTATCAACACAACTGTCTGCCACTACAATACATTCAAAGTCTTTAAAGGTCTGATTATTTATAGAATCTAGACATCTTCTTATATATTTTTCAGCGTTATACGCCGGGATTATAACACTTAATTTAGGCATTAATTACCTTTCCTCTTCCACCATTTCTCAGTTGCATAACGTGTAGCATCTATACTATGGTTATCCATGTCAGGATAAGCACTTATGAAATTGCCTTCCTTATCCTGCTCATATTCGTAATTGGTGAACTCTTTGTATGTTTCAGGACATTCACGTTTATCTACATAGATATGATTTAGGCCTTGAAGCCATTTGATACCATATCTAACTGACTCAGGTCCTTTTTCTGCTCCACGTATGAATGCACCGTAGGCTTTGAAGTCGGCTATTGACTTTTCTTCTGCGCTATCTGCTGTTACCAATTCATCTCTGGTAAGCAGTTTGCGTTCGTCGTACAGTTCGTGGAATACAGTTTCATTCCTCATTTTTATTGTACGATATTCCTTGAAGATATACAAGTCTAAATGCTTTGCATCAAAGTGCATACGTACAAATTGGAACGGGTCTTTTGCATACCCCCAGTCAATACCATTGTATATATGGTCAAATGTTTGCCACAAAGGAACTTGCTTGATAACATTACCATACATATCAGTGACATCCACCGGTTTGGACATATCTAAATCACAAACATTCGGGAATACATCTCCACCGGTACCGACAGGCACACCCATGTATTCATGTTCAAAGGCTTGTGGGTTCTTTTCTTTTAACTCATTAGCCTCTTCTAAGAATTCAGGTCCAAGCCAATCCTCTGGCACCATTAAGTAATTACTTTTAATGACAAGAGTGTTTTGTTTAGGGTGCAACTCATAATCTTCCACAAGTTCATTAGCCCAATTATTCTTAGATATGGGAGGGTTGAATGACCTAAAGTCCCAGAATAACTGTCCACCACGCTTGGTAGACTGTGTTACTTTACGGAGTTCTTTTTCTCCGGCAAATTGGTCTAATTCTTCAAACCATGTGATTGCTATATATCCTTTGATAGTTTTTATGGACTTTACTTTGTCCGGGTCATCCAAACCCATGAAATAGATACGCTGTCCTGTTGGTAAATATTCAATCGGCGTATCATATTTCTTTGGTATCTTGAATAACTGCTCTACACCAAGTTGATATATAGCCCACACAATCTGGGGAAAGATACTGTTCTGTATGGTATTTGCTACTTTACGGAAACATACTGCATTAGCATCTGGATATCTAAGTATCAGCAATACTATGGCTATTGCTATGAATGATGATTTAGTACTACCACGACCTCCAGGTAATATGTATTTGCTGTGGCCGTGTTTAAGTATGTCCTTGAGTAACTCACTGAAGGCTTTTATTATGCAGTTTTTAAGCGATATGTTTATGACATTCTGTGCTGCTGCATTCTGCATATTATCGTATCCTTATTTTCTGTCCCGGATAGATTAAATTAGGGTTTGGTATATTGTTTAACTGAACAAGCATATCAACTGTGGTATTAAACATCTTAGCAATTTTGCTGAGTGTGTCACCTCTCTTTACGGTGTACCAAACTTCACTGCCTGCATACTTCTCATATATTGCTTGTCCTTTTTGTGCTCTTGATTGTTTGTTAGCCTCTGATTGATTCTTTGGTTTCTCAAAGTTTACCAAAACATAATCGCTTGCCTGTTTTACACTCGTAGCATTTTTAAGTACATTGAGTACTGACCTGTATGATGTATTCAACTCGGTCCATAACCAATCAAGGTTTGTGTCTATATTACCAACAGAACTGTTTCTTTCTCTGGCTAAGTTGAGTAATCCCTGCTTACGTGTTTTATATGTCCATTGACATAATCCATAACCGGCACCATCTATAAAGTTACGTGTACCAGCATCTACCTGGTCTGTATATGTGACATCGTCTATGCCCCACTTTTGATTGTAACTGTTCTGCAAGTTGTTAGCATAGAATGCTGACTCAGCTTGTATATTACCCATGAGGCCTGCTACACCAAAAGCATTGTTTATCTTATTCATTAAGTAATCCCACACAAGGTCTTGCTGTGGTGTAGTTGTTTGAGGTTTTATCTCACTTGCATATGCCAGACGTATTACACCCCAGATATATTTCTTATCGCGTTTACGCCTCATTACTTTCATACCATTGGCTTCGTCACCGTCCTCGCATGTATTACCATCAATTGTGGTTACGTACTGTCCATCAAATGATTCACAGATACCAATGTGACAATGTGCTACGCCATTAAACTGAAACTCTACAAGGTCTCCAGGTTGTGGTATCTTGTTTGTGACTGTTTCTCCTAAAGACCTGTAATAACTAAAAAGTGTTCCACAAGAAGCAGTCTTTTTGCCTCCGTAGAACAAATTTGATAAATTACACATCCTGAATACGTCCCAAACAAAAACAACACACCAAGCATATCCACATTCATATCCATAATAGTCTTTATTATACTTATTATAGTTATTCGTGGGATTTGCTTGATAACCTATTTGACTTCGTGCCATTTCTAAGATATCAGTTATTTGTGACATATGCAATTCCTCCTTTTTAGAAATAGCAGGGGTGGGATTTGAACCCACGACCTCTTGAGTATGAGTCAAGCGAGCTTCCAGACTGCTCTACCCTGCGGTAATAACTCTGATGGGTTGAGAGACATGTTACATAATTGCATTAGATATAAAATCTATTTTTTGGTTTTGGTTTTTGTATTCCCACCAGAGCTATTTAACTTAATTCATATCCCAATTGATATTGATGTTGATTTGGTTATCAGGTATACCCTTTGCCCTATTCTCAATAT